TTTCCTCGAAGTTATCCCGCTCAGGTTGAGACGTCACGATAACGTCGTACTCGCCCAAAGACAAGTCATTGGAAATTGACCCGTCGGGCTGCGCCTGATTAACCGTGATTTCCTGCGAGTCCCCGGTCACCCGGTCTGTGGTAATGCGGAACACCCGTTCATCAGTGTAAAAGCGCTGTACCAAGTTCAGTATCAGTCGGGCTGCAATAAAGTCCGTACGCTCCAGGTTGTCCAGCACCTTGGCCAGATTTGCCTGACCTCCCCGCTGATTCGCCTTGATCGCCTTGGCCGCGACATCCTCCCGGGAAAAACCAGACTGAGCGTCCGAAACCCCTGAAATCGTCTTGATGTAGTCCTCAGCGTTGGCGGAAATACGGTCTAGCCCAGAAGGAATAGAGTTTGGCTTGATCTTATCAATCTGGTTAATGTCCGACACTTCAATGACCAGCCCAGTCTCGGCACCGCGCTTCTCAAGCTCTGAGATAGGCATGTTGGTCAACACGCCATCCTGTAGTATCCACCCGGAATTCGCGCTGGTATTAATGACGTGCAGCTCTTGGGACTTCGTTTTGTTCAGCAGTTCTTGTGACGACAGCAGGTTCTCTACCAGACCGACCGTCGTTCCACGCCGGAAGTGGGGAAAATACGGCACCACGGTGAATTCGTCATACGGCGACCAGTCGTCATACAACAAAAGGTCGTCCGCAATAATGGTCCAACGAACCCGCTGCACCAATCGCTCAACGATCTCGATATTGGGGTTCCGGGCCAAGTGCTCACCAATCTGCTCCTGGTCCCCTTCCCACTCCGTGGGAATTGGCTTGATGTCCCCCAGCTGCAGATCAAGGAAGTGTTCGCGCCGGTCCAGCTTTTTCCACTGCCGCTCCACAATCCGCACATTACGGACCATGTCGTTATCTGTATCCTTGGTGAAAATACTCGGAAATGTGTCCTGTCCACCAAATCGATCGCGGAAGAAGTCAGCACTATCATATGAGTGCGGAAAACCAACATCGGACCGGCCACGAAGAATTTTTGCTTTCTTCGGCCCAAAAATAAGTCCTATCTCATCGATTGATAACCATTTCGTGGTAACCACGTCCTGCCAGTCACGAGGGTCATAACTATCAGAATCGGGGTCCAACAAGACGTTTTTTGGGTTCAACTGCTGGATCTGTACCTCGCCCAGCATGTTATCCGTGAACCCCATCCGAATGTCGTAGAACCCACGGGAAGTGATCAGACCGTCAGCGAATACGTCGCTGCGTACCCAGGTCATCTGATTATTGTCACCGATCTGCATGAACAGCTTGGTGAGCGTATTGGCCGTATCTTCGCTGGCCAAACCTGTTCTCGGCTTGAACAGGGTCTCGGTCCGGTTATAGATCTGCGTTCCAAGTACATTCGATATCGTCCGCAGGATCTGGTTTATGGTCAGCGCCGGCCGTTTTGCCGCTCTAAGTATCGCCAGGTCTTCCTCGGCCCACTGATTACCAGCGAAGTAGTTTTCGCATGTACGAGCTTTTTCTATGAATTTGTGGTGCCCATTGTCCCGCATGTAAGCATATCGGGACCAGGTTGTATCAACGAGTTGCGCGATATCCGACGCTTTACTCATAGCAGCCGATACTCCCAAAATAGCGTTCCGTGGGGTAAACCATAAATTCTGAGGGGCTCGGAACCAAAATGAACAGCGTGCTTATCCATGAATGCGAAACCGTGGGGTGGGGTGGGTACTCTGGATACCGGGACGTAAATACTTTGTCTCATGATGCCATGTGCCCTCCGGCCCTAGATCCTTCGGTAAAAGTGCCCAACTTGTCTTTCCAGCTAGGCATCCGCTTTCTTTGGGGCTCCTTGGGTAATCCTAACTCTAGCATCAGTATCGCGTTCCAGCTAATTGCATCCACGACGTCATCGTGCGCTCCGGCAGGAAAACGCAGCATTTCATTCTGTGCCTGAGCGTACCAGGGCGCGCCTTCCAAAAAACAGAGCCTGCCGTGCTGCATTCGTCCCTGTAGAGGGCGTCCACGCGTCATCTTATCATTAACTGCGTGCAATTCATGTAACCGGGGATAAATTTTACGTTCTCGGCAGCGGCGCATGAACATCGGCTTCAAAGTTCGCCAAATTGGCCCATCTTCTACTCCGACGACATAAGTATTCCGTTTTTCACGCATACAGCGCAGCGCCTCGTCCATCATCGCTTCAATAATTCCGAACATGTCCATCCTGAAGCGCATGATATTCGTCACATACATCGTATCTGACGGATCTCGAACACAGGTCGCGCCTACCGTCCAGTCTCCTTGTGATTTCTCAGAGACCGCAAAGTCCCACGTGGTACATATTGTCGTATGCGATGACGGAAAACTCGGCGCCGTCTTGAACCAGTCACGCTTGAAGTAGAAACCAGAGTCCGGAACAGGATTCTGCTGGTATAACGCGCTCCATATCCTCGGCTGCAGGTTATGCCGGTACTTCTGCAACAAGTCTTCTGGAAAACGCTTTGGGTTCAGTGCTTGACCCGGTTTACGGATAAAGTCGTAACCCTTGGCCTCTTTTTTCTTCAACTTGGCGTCAAAACGTGTGATTACATCACTTGTTTTATCGACGTACTCCCAGTGCTCCGCCAACGCCGGGTACTTCACAATCTCGAACTTATCCACAAACTCGACCGCTTCCGGGTCATTCATCGCCTGCTGCAAGCGGCCGGCCAGGTCATCATCATTCCACCAGGTCTCAATGATCAACACTCCACCGCCCGGGGCGAGTCGCGTATAAGCCGTCGACTCATACCAATCTTGAAGAGCGTCCCGCACCGTAATGCTGTCCGCCTCCTCCATGTTCTTGATCGGGTCATCAATGATCAGAATATGGGCGCCCTTCCCGGTAATACCGCCGCCGACCCCCGCCGCCGTGAACCCGCCCCCCTTAGTCGTCAGCCATTCCTCGGCTCCCTGCGAGTCCGGGTCGAGTAGCGTCTGATCAAAGATTGATTTATATGTCGGTGAGCGGAGCAGTCCGCGTACTTTACGTGACCACTTAAGGGGCAGTCCCAGGTTATACCCACAGTCAATAACCTCGTGCGTCGGGTGGTGCCCGAGATGCCAGGCCGGAAGACGAATGCTGGCCAGTTCAGACTTCCCGTGTCTCGGGGGGACCAGTAACATAAGCCTCGGGCTTTCTTGTCGAGCCACCTGTTCCGAAAACCTTTGTAGACGGCGTGCGATGTCCTTATGTATCCAGTCCGGCTCATAGCTGGGATGCGTTACCTGGGTGAAGAATAGTAAACTTCGTCTCGCGAGTTCCCTGCGAGCGAGCTCCCGGCGCGCAAGATCACCCTTGGATGCTAATCTTGCGGAGGCGGTTTGATTGGGCGATGTCGACTCCATCTGCTGTCTCCTCTGCGTGAGTTATCCGCGGACTCTCATAGCTCATGGCTTCCTCGATCTCATCCTGGGCCTGGACCAGCTCACTGGATTCCCCCTCGATCGTGCGATCCTCGAGCTCCATATCTTCAGACGCCAGGGCCAGCAGCTCATCGTCCGTCATCCGCTTGACCTGCTCCAGCACCACCTGCCCATTCGGATTTATAGTCAGCTTCGTGTCCCCCTGCTGGTAGTAGCCACACATCGTCCCCAGTTCTGTCGCCCCTTTGATCATCACTGCCGGGTCTGCTTTCATCCGCGCCATGTCAATCGCTTCCCTGAACGTCTCAATAATCTCTGCCCTTGAGACCAGCGCCGCCTTCTCGTACTTCCTGCGCTCCTTAATAATAGCCTTCTGGATCTTCGGCAACTTCATCAATTGCCTGGCATACTGATAACAATGTTTGTACCCCACCTCCCTGGCCGCCAGTCCAGGCGAGTAGTCCGGACGCGCTACCAGCATACAAAAACGTTTCTGCAGCATAGACATGACCCCATCGGGATTCTGGTCCATACGCGGACCGCGTTCCGACCTGGGGTGATCTTCAGGGTATTTGTAGGGCATCTTCAAAGTCTAGCATATAACCCGGCTCACTGAGGAGTGAAGTGTATCAGGGCCGGGGAAGGCGGCCCAGGGGAGAAGGGGGTAGCCACCTACGGGACCAGTTTACTCCTCCATTAAAGCGGCTGCAAACGCTATTTTTACTGCTCGAATCTTTAGGTCTGGCTCCGCCAGGGCCTTCCTGTACAAAGGGTTGCGCACCCTGACATGCGCAGCGAACTGAGCTTGAATCAACTCGCTCTGCGCATCCAGGACGAACGTCTCAAAATTTACTTTAGTGTCTTGTATGTCCAACGGATAGGGTACTCACGCCAAAAGTACTATACATGAATCTATCGGCTGCCTTGTGTGCAGTTTCTACGGAGACTCCTTCTTCAGACATCGAACAGGCCAGCTGGCCATGCCAGGACTGAGCATACTCGACGTCTTCATTCATCACTCGAGCCAGGTGCTCGATAGCATCCTTGATCTCCATGCGGCGAGTTTATCACGGATTATGTACGAAGCTCGTCGTAAAAAATTAAAAAATTTTTTCAAAACTTGTTATCTGTGCGTGTGGGGGGTCCTTTATCCCCCATTCTGCCGAATGCACCCACTTCGGATTCAGATTGGCGGGATATGATCAAGCATGCTTTTTACCCCCAGGAACGGGGGGGCAGAATGTGGAAAGCAGCCTACGGCTGCAAAGTGAAGTCATGTGTTCCCACTAGGGATCGCAACCGGATTACAAAGCTCATGGCTAAAGCAAAAGCGAAAGCATTCGAAGTCACCCACGTTGGCTTCGCGACCAAGCTCAAGACACCTACCAAAGGCGGCTACAAGTACAGCGCCACCGTCAAGGTGGGCAATAAAGAAATCGTCGTGTTGCTGCAGAAGCACACGAGCGCAGCAGGCAATCGGTGCTACAAGGTCTGTGCCTTCAAGCCAGCCTAGGCGCCACATAAGGCACACACCGTCTCAGGTGTGTGCCTTTTTTTTGCGCGCTAGCGCGCGCCCACACGCCAAGGGCTCTACTAGCCACGTCCTACGGACGTAAATTGTGGTCTTGTAACTCGATGGATTAGTACAGCTCATCCATTAGCTTAATACGGGGCAACACGGTCAGTTCAATGTCGTGAGGGGCCACCCCGTTCCAATCACTTACCATTTACCCCACCATCCGGAGTACGTGTTATGAGTAATGCAGGCGATTACCTCTACATCCTTTACACAGCTAGTGCGCATCACAACCACACGATTACACC